ACTTTTTCGGCACCGTGTGTACGCACAGTTTTAATATATGTGCTGTAGTCAGTGTCGTAATTGGTTTTGACGCCGTCTGCAGATTCAGTTAATGACGCAACGTTAATAGTTGGGTTTAACGGTTTCATCCAACGCATTTGACCAATAAAGGTTTCTGTGCTAGTATCAATTTGTGGATTAGAAGAAGTAATACCTGTGCCAGATAATTTTCTTGCATTGGTATAAGCTTCATCGCTGTAAGCACCAATTGCTTCTTGTAATACATAGTTATTTGTTAAGCCAGCCTGCATACCTGTAGGCAAGGTACTTGTTGTAACGCCCATTTTAATTTTCCTTAAAGTATTTATTTCCTGCGAAGTGATCCTTCAGCAGCACGTTTAAGCACTTCATCTTGTGATAGCTGGAATAAAGATTTATTCGAAGTATCTTGAGAAGTACTGCTAGAACTTGTCTGACCGGCCCCTGTCGAAACTTTTGGTTTGAATAAGAAAGAATTGTTATCGTCTTCAGAAAATTGTTTTATAAAGGTTCTTAGATCAGTTCCTGATTTATGCACCCATACTCCATTTTCATTTTGTACAAGTTGCGATGCCACATCCATATATGCCATATCCGCAGCTTTATCACTTCTAAACGTATATCCACTAAGAACAGATTTTACTTCTAAATCCCTAGCGAGTTCTATGTTACGTTTTGTTATCGTTTCCAATTTAGCATTGGCTTCCGCTAACTGAAGTTCATAAACTTCTTTATGTTTTCCTTCTTCTTGAAGTCTTTTTATTTCAGCTTCTTTCTCTTTTTGTTCATACTCAGCAGCTTTCTTTAACGCATTGTCTCTTTCGCTGTACGCTTTATCGAGTTTTTCTTTGATTGGTTTAAGAGCTTCTTGGATCTTCGTGTCCATATCATCCACAGGAGAATTGGTAGCAGTAGTATCCGGAGTAATATTATCAGTTTCTTTTTCTTCGACATTTTCGGTCATTTTATGTTTCCTTTGAGTACAACTCAGTGTTATAAAGTGAATACAATTCACCCTATAGGATATTTGTTTTTAGTATTTAGGGTTAATTTAACGGGTTCTATAATCCCTTAAGATAATTATCTATTAGTATATTTCTAAGGGATAGATAATAGACTGATTAACTAAAGGGATTAAATAGAGGGGGACCGCTTTAGGGTTAATTTAACGGGGTCTCTGTAAAGAACCTGTGCATTATCATTTGTGTTTTGCTCCACATACAGTGCATGTGAACCCTTTCTTCTGATCTGGATTCATCACTCTCATTCCATTGCCATGAAGTTTATCCTGATTAGAGTGTTGACATGTACATCTTTTAATTTCTGCGTTCATATTTTAGCCTATACCGTAAAATCCCCAATCATCCTCAAATTTAGTAGGATCGGGGATATCGCTCATTACATCTTTCTTTGTTAAGATGTCCGCTTCTGTTAATGTTTTACCACCGACAACTGATTTACCAGCAACTGGAATTAATCCTTTGTCAATAGCTTCTTCTAAATATTTATCATATAATTCTTTTGGAAAACCTCTAGCTAACATTTCATCTAAAGTAACCTTGACAGGGTTCTTATCTAGTACGTTCGCATATAGCTTTCTTATACCCTTCCGGGCCTCCAACATATCGGCTGCATTGGCGAAAAACGCATCGTGAATGGTGCTTGTGGCAATCTTATTGTCTCGTCCCCATAGATGGAAATTCTTGACCAACGTAGCATCGTTTGAGTGATTCCCGTTAACGGCATATGCTGTTCGTGCTTTAGTCGCGTCTGCAATGTCATTTATCTTTCCTTCAGCATTTACTACTTGTTCCCACCAAGTGGCTTCTGTTTTCTGTTGCACTTGAACTAAATTATTAACCCAATTACCATCTTTATCTTTATAGACTAATCTTTCTTCAAATGACTGGGTGAAGTTTTGCTCAATAACTTTTCCATCAAAATTAACCCATGGGACATTAGTCCAAGACTTGGGCAGTTTATTAGCATAAAATATTTCAAAACCTTTAGAGATATTTAATTTTTCTATAGGCTCTATTTTAAATACTTTAAATCCAGTTCTACGATCTTTTGGGCCTTTTACACCATAAATAAGATCAGCCAAGGTTCCGTCAGGTTTCCAACCATCAAATCTCTTTAAAAACTTTTCAGACAAAGCTTCTCCAGGCCTTAATCCTAATATTTCACTAACTCTATCAGGTAATACATAACCCTTTTTACGGGTACCTAATATACTAGTAGCGCCTATAGATTTCCAATCTAATGCAGCTTGTGAAGGCTTAGCATTAGTTAAATAATCTTCAGCTAGCCTACCAAAGAATTTAGTAAAATCTTTAAGAATAGGAACCTGCTCACCTAAATGTTCAGACATTAATTTAGCAATAGCTTGGAAGTCTTTTGGAGTGACAACCATATCATATGAACGTGTCATCTTTTCTACTAGGTCTTTAGTAGCTGGATCAAGGAAGTATAATTGTTCCATTATCTCATCACCAGGGTCTAGTCCCTTATTAAAGATGTCTTTTACATTTTCTCTTAATTGCTTAAGTTCTGCAGTTGTTTCAGGATCAAACTTTTCATATCTTGCTGCACGTGCCGATATTTCATTTAATACTTTGTCTCTATCACTAGCTCTAACTACTAATGTAGGTGCAAATGTTTCAGGCTTTTTAGTTACATTAATCAATTCTTCTTGTAATGCTGAACTAAGATCTGCTATAGTCTTTTCTGTGTTTGCAGTAGCAGGTGTAAATCCTGCATCTTCTAAAGCCATTTCAGCAGCTTGTTTATTTGTCTTTAAATTATAAACACTCGCTTCATCTTTAATGATAGTGTCTTCACCAAACCTGTTTGACTTTAAAATACGTTTTTGAGCTTCTAATAATTTAAAGGCTCTTGAATCGGAAGGGACATTTAAAGATTTTAAATGCTCATCTAAAAATTCACCGAGTTCTTCAACAACTTGCATAGCAATATATTTCTTAGTATCGCCTTTTGAGCGCTGTTCAAATTTAGCTTTATTTTCAGCTATCTTTTCTTTAGAAAATTTTTCACCAGTCTTATGATCAAATGTTTTATATGTAGCACGCTCTTTTCTTTCATCTGTTAATTCAATATCAGAAGTATGTAGCCATTTAAACGTATTTTTTAATTCTGCAGGAGACAATTTACCTTTCATAGCCTTAGCAATTAGATCACCTTGCGCTTTAATAATTTCTTCTGGTGTGCCTACATAATTAGGGTCTGTTTTATTTTCAACACCTAATACACGTAATAAACCAGCTGAGTCTTGTCTCTCAGATAATAAACCTTCTGTCACTTTTACTTCAGGTGGTTTTGCAGGTTTCTTTTCCAACACTTTTGCAAGCTTACCTTCAACATTAAGAATTCCAGTTCTTTCTCCAGCACCATAGCTTTTGTTTACTAAGCTCGTTAAACTTAGCTGTTAATTAACACTTTATGTTACCATAAAGATCAGACTATATCATCAGTATAAATACTGTTCCGCGCTTCGAGTAGACTTCTACCCTACAGACTTCATAATCCGTTCTGGATCGTTTGTCTTAGTCGTTGCACCTTCAAAGATATTCCTATCTAAGCTTGGCTCAGGATTGTCCCATTGGGAGATCCCCTGAATTCACGGAATTTATTAACGTCACCTCCTATGTTAAAGGTGACCATATTTTGCTGTTGTTAAGTATATATCGTTACTATATACCGAATTAATCTATATAAAAATACTCAGATTAATTTCCTGCATATTACTATGCAGACCAGACTATATCTTACGTCCGTGTCTCCGCGTTTCCATTCACTTGAATGTACTCTCTTTCGAGATAGTCGTTGCACTACCCTATTACTTGGCATCCATGCCGGATAGCTCAGGATTGTCCCATTGGGAGATCCCCTGAATTAACGGAATTTTATAAGACCCATAATATTTTAAGCCTTAGCTGCTTTACGTAAATCTTTCTCATTTAAACCTAATCTCTCATTTAATACTTTAAACCGAGGATCATTAAAAGTTGCAGCAGCAATTTCATCATATAACCTGCGTTTCTGATTTGTAGGTATGACATTAGATAACGAGGCTAACTGTTTGTTCTTCGTAGTTAACGCAATAATCTGAGCACCTGATGATGAAGCATCTTGTTCTAAAGCTAGAGCTGTTTTGTATGCATTCATAGAGCCGCCGGCTTTAAGATGATTATCTATCTTAGCAGCTTCCATAGCAAATCTCATGAACTTACCAAGTTCCTCACCTTCAATTAATTGCACCATATCTGAGTCCAGAATAGCACGTAAATCTGCAGGTTTGGCTCTTAGCATTTTATTACCAAGGTCTACCATATCTGGCCACAATTTATCAGCAATCTTTTGGCGTCCAGTAAATGACAATGAATTATATCTACCTTCAAATACATCATTTAGACCACCCATAAAGGCGCCTATCTGATCTCTGAAGTTTCTATATCCATCTTCGCCAAGAACTTTTTCTACTTCAGTATTTAAGAAAGGTCTAAATGATTCTCCCGATTGCGGACTAATAAGGCCACGATCATAGATCCTAGCCCGATGATCGACAAAAGCATGATTACTGAAAGCGTAACCATTATTTCTAAGCCAATCCATAGATTTAAATCGCTCATATGCATCACCACGGGATGAAATATAGTGTTTGTATTCATTTAGATCATTATACTTTTTAGCAGCGCCTCTGTCATCTTCAAAGTATAATAATTTTTGTGTAAAGTCGTAAAAGTCATTATCAATTTTATACTTAGATTCAGATGCCCAATTTAACGCATCTGCCATATTCTTATCAACAAATTCTA